CATATAACGTCACAGTAGAACTGGTTGAAGCACTTCAAGAAAAAAGAGATATTCCCGTCGTCCTGGAAAACATTACCATGCAGGATGACTATGAAGGAGATTTCACTAGCAGAAGAGTTCTTCTTTATACTCTAAGATTTACTGCAAAAACATACCTGTTTGGTCCTGCATCCACTGCAACCAAGGATATCATCAAAAAGGCTACAGTCAGTTATCTCACTGGAACAGATACTTCAAATGCTACCAGAGAGGTTTCTTATTCTGTCGAACCGAGAGCAATCAAGAATTACACAGGAAACGCAGCAACAACACTGGCAGAAGATATTACGAAAGCAAAAACAGCATTCAATGTTGCCGATGCTAGTGGTCTTACAGAAAAAACTTACGTTGACCTTAACGGAGAAGAAATATTCATTACTAAGATAACTGGTAATAGAATTAATGTGAAGAGGGGTCAGGATGGAACTACCATTACCGATCACTTAACTGGAGAGGAAATCTTCATCATCGACTCTGCAGATACTGCATTGATTGAAACTGGAGATGACTTCGGATTTAGTGGTGGGTTCTGATGACCGTTATGACAAAAAATTTTGATGAACTTAACGATACCTTCAATACTTCTGGGGAAGTAATTAAACCAGAAGTAGTTGAAAATAAAGTGGAAAAGATAAAGGATGGTGTTGATGACATCAAAAAAGATTATGAGTATACTAGAGGCAATCTTTATTCAATCATTGAAAAAGGACAAGAAGCTTTAAATGGTGTTCTTGAACTTGCTCAAGAAAGTGAAATGCCAAGAGCATATGAAGTTGCTGGTCAACTAATTAAAAACGTTGCTGATGCAACTGATAAATTATTAGATCTGCAAAAGAAACTTAAAGATGTTGAAGCAGAGGAAAAGATCAAAGGTCCATCAACTGTTAATAACGCATTATTTGTCGGGTCAACAGCAGATTTGGCAAAGATGCTGAAAGATGGATTAAAAGAGGACAATAAATAGTAAAATAGAGGAGATATATTAAACGTGGCACTAAAGAAGCCTTCAGATTTTTTTGATAATAAGAAAACTCCCTTGGATGAGATAAAGGAGAGTTATGATTCTGCACGTCCAGAAAAAATAGAGCAAGTATCTGAAGCATTTGATGTTTTTAAGTCTAACTTAAATCATATTCAATCCCTATCTGATTTTACTTCTACTTTTGATAGTTTCAAAAATAATTTAGAAAAGGTAGAAAGTGTCTCTGGTGAAGTCAGTGGGATAAAAGAGGAGATAAAAAATTTAATCAAAAAAGAAGATTTAGACAGTGCCATGATGGCACAACTTCTTTTTGTAGAAGATTCAATATCTAATATTGAATCTAAGATATCATCTATCAACGGCAAAACAGTTGATAAAATTAGAGAGGACTTTGTAAATCTTTCCAACTCTGTTGGTAGTTTTCTCAATGTAGATGTACCAGAATATAAAAAATTAGTTTCAGAATCAGAAGTTAGATCTGATGGTAGACTTAATGTTTTTAGAGGGCAAGTAAAAGAAAACTTAGACTCTATCAAAGAAGACGTAAGTAAAGAAGTTACTACTGCTCTAGAGACTGTTGAAAGTGTAAACGAAAATACTATCAACATAGTGAGAGCAGAGTTTAAAGAAACTGCTAGAGATGTTAATAAAAATGTAAATAAATTAGTAGAAAAAGAACTTCCAAAATATAAAAAACTTTTTGCAGAAACAGAAGTAAGAACAGAAGAAAAAGTTAATGAAGTAATTAATGAATATAGACAGAATATTGAAGATCTTAATGCAAAGGTAAAACTGTTCACTGAAACAGAAATACCAAAGTATAGTAATCTTTTAATTGAAACTAAACTTAAATCAGAACAAGAAGTAAAAGATTTAGAAGAAGAAGTTCTTTCTAAAGTAAATTTATTGTCAGAAAAAGTTAAATCTATTTCTGAAGGTATTCCAGAAAAAACTTCTGAGAAGATACAGGAACTTAAAGATGTAACTGACGCATATAAGGAAGAGATAGATTCTATATCTAAAAAGTATCAATCTCTGTATAAAGACTTCAAGAAAAGAGAAGTTAGTGAAAATGAAAAGTTAGAAAGTTATTCTCAAGATATTGAAAAGTATCATAAGAGATTTAATTTTCTAGAAGAGACTGTTACTGAAGATCTTAGAGAAATTCAAAATGTTTTAGTAACATCTAACGAAAATTATCATGCTAGTTTAAAAACTGAAGTAGTTAAGTTCAGAGATAAAATTTCTGAGCAGATGCAAGGTCTTGAAGTAGATCTTGTTACTAACGAAAAACATATCAAGAAACAGAATGAGCATATTGAAAGTATTCAAGAGGAAATAAAAGAAGTTCTCGAAAGACTTCAATTAGATAAGTTAGAAGAAAAAAATAAAGAGTTAGTCGAAAAAATTAATTATCTTGAGGAGACTATCTCTGAGATAAATGAAAAGAAACTTTTAACCGAAGATAATCCAACTTTACCTGGAGATCCATCTACAAATAATTCTTCAGATGGATTAACTCCTTTAGATCAAAAGTTTGCAACACTTGATGATCTTCAAAATCATTACAGATTATTCATTAATAGAATTCAGCAACAGATTGCTACCATTGGTGGCGGTGGTGCTGGATTCATCAAAGACCTCGATGATGTCACCTTTGACGCTGGAATAGGTACAAATAAACTTCTCATTTATAATGGTTCTAAGTGGGTTGGTATTGCCAGCACTGCTTTAGGTAGTGGTGGCAGTTCATCGGTTGGTGCAGGTGGAACATGGGCAACAACTTCTGCTGGTATTCATACCACTAAGAATGTTGGTGTTGCCACTACTGCAAGATCTGACTTTGCACTTTATGTTGGTGGAGATCAGTACGTTGATGGTAACATCACCGTTGGTGGAACCATTACATATGAAGATGTCAAGAATGTCGATTCTCTTGGAATCGTCACTGCAAGAACTGGTGTTGATTTTTTAGCAGGTGGTATTAATGTAGTTGGTGTTTCTACGATTAGTACCGGTGTTGGCACCGTGCATGTTGGTGTAGGTTCAACTGCACTTTTAGTTGAGGGAGACGCAAGAGTTACAGGCATTCTTACCATTGGTCAAGGATCAATTACCCTTGATCCAAATGCCAAAAAGATTTCTGGTATAGATGAGATAATCATTGGTACTGCAACTACAGTCAGGATTCATCAAGATACTTCTGGAGAAGTTGTATTCAGTGATAGAGAAGGAAAACAAGCATCTGTTGGAATTGGTACAACAGTCTCTATCAACACTACTGGTATTATCACTGCTGCTACTCTAAAAGCATCTACAGCTTTTTATCCACCAATTTACACAACAGTACAAAGAGACGCAGGAACATTCAATGAAGGTGCAATAATTTTCAATACCACAACTAAGAAAATGGAGTTCTATGATGGAACCAATTGGCAGTCTCTACCTGGCATGTCTCTTGGTCTTACTGTGGCACTTGATGGATGATAAATAATAAGGAATATTTACTCTTTTGAATGGCCAAGAACGGACGTTGCCCCGCAGGGAAATATTACTGTTACACTGATAAAGTGTGTAAACCAATTCCTAAGGGATTTAAGGTTGTGGGACCTGCTGGAATGCTCCGTAAAGAAAATGGACACTCTATTGATGATAATACCGAAACCAAGAAAAATGGTAACGGAAATGGTAATGGCAACGGAAATGGTAATGGTGGAGGAGTAAGTGAGTCGAAAAGTGGTGATTCTTCTCTGCGTGACTGGTTTGGCAAGAGTAAGTCTTCTGATGGGAAGCCTGGTTGGGTTCAACTGGGTGGTAAATACGCAGGAAAACCCTGTGCAAAACAACCAGGACAAACCACAAAACCCAAGTGTGGTTCTTCAAAAATGAAGAGAAATCTTTCTAAAGATGAAGAAGAAGCAGCATTCCGTCGCAAGAATGCAAAAGATCCAAATCCAAACAGAAAAGGGAAGGCAATCAACGTGAAGACTGAAGAGACAATTGCTGAAAAAGCACCTAAGTATGATAAGCAAGGTCTTGATAAATTTGATAGATCTAAACGTATGATCCGTCATAAGCAAGATAAGTATGGAGTCTCCACACTTAAGCAACGCATTAAAACTGGTGCTGATCACAACATCGACAATGAAAGAAAGGCAAAAGGTATGAAAGAAGATTTCACAACCTTACCACTTCAAATTGAAATCCCTACAGAGATTAGAGACTTCAATCTGGGACTTATGTTCCGTGAAAGTCTGGATACAAATAGTGGTATGCTTTTCATTTTTGATGAAGTTGCAGAGCAGTCTTTCCATATGAGAGAGACAAAAATTCCTCTTGATATTGCTTTCATCAGAGAGGATGGAATTATCGAAAGCATTAAAGAATTAGAACCATTTGAAGAAAGTCCAGTATATTCTGAAGGAGAAGTGCTGTGTGCTTTAGAAGTAAATCGCGGATGGTTCGCAGAAAACAACGTAGAAGTTGGTGATCAAATTGACATTGAGGAAGGCGAGAAAGATGCTTGCTACCATAAAGTCAAATCACGTTATTCAGTTTGGCCAAGTGCATATGCATCGGGAGCACTGGTCAAGTGCAGAAAAGTTGGTGCGAAGAATTGGGGAAATAAAACCAAGAAAGAAGAATTTGAAAACTGGAGAGATAGTTTTACTCCTACCGACTATGAAACCATCGATTTAGTCACACCAGAACCCCTGAAAGCAACAAAGGGTCTTGGTAGTGACATGCTTGATGAGAAATGTTGGAAAGGTTATGAAAAGAAAGGTATGAAGACTATGTTTGGAAAGAGATATCCAAACTGTGTCAAGAAAGAAGAAGTTGAACAAATTGATGAAAAGAAAGGATGTGTTCACACACATGAAGGTGAAGAGTGTCCAGTACATGGAGTAAAAGAGTGTCCTGCTACACTCAATTCAAAAGGTGCTAAATCTGTCGAAGAAGCAGTTAGAATGCCAGCAAAAACTGGTAACTTGGTAAATGTAATCTTCAGATTTAGAAGTCAGTCCATTATGCTGAAGATGTTCTTCCCTCAAGTATCATTACCAACTAGATCTGATGTTCAAGATCAGATCGATAAAGTTTATCCCGGTGCGAAACTATTAACTTTCAACGTATCCGAGTATGAACCTGGACAACCAGTCCTCCATGCCGAAGGCGCAGCATGGACGAAAAAGTCAGGAAAAAACAAAGAAGGGGGTCTCAACGAAAAAGGACGCAAGTCTTATGAAAAGGAAAATCCAGGATCTGACCTTAAGGCACCAAGCAAGAAGGTTGGAAATCCCCGTAGAGCATCGTTCTGCGCTAGAATGAAGGGAATGAAAAAGAAACTTACCTCTTCAAAAACAGCAAATGATCCTGATAGCAGAATCAATAAATCACTAAGAGCCTGGAACTGTTGATAACTTATGCCTGATAATGTATACCTTGGCAATCCAAATCTAAAAAAAGCAAATACTGCCATTGAGTTTACTCAAGAACAAATTCTTGAGTTTATGAAATGCAAGGAAGATCCTGTTTATTTTGCCAATAATTATATCAAGATTGTTTCTCTTGATGAGGGTCTTACGCAGTTTCATCCATATCATTTTCAAGAGAAGTTAATCAACAACTTCCATGATAACAGATTTAACATCTGTAAAATGCCACGACAGACTGGTAAATCCACTACAGTCGTATCTTACCTTTTGCATTATGCTGTATTCAATGACAGTGTAAACATTGGTATTCTGGCAAACAAAGCATCTACTGCAAGAGATCTACTTGGTAGATTGCAACTTGCATATGAAAATTTACCTAAGTGGATGCAACAAGGAATAGTTGCATGGAACAAGGGATCTCTGGAGTTAGAAAATGGCAGTAAGATATTGGCAGCTTCTACGTCTGCAAGTGCTGTCCGAGGCATGTCGTTTAACATTCTCTTCCTCGACGAATTCGCCTTCGTTCCAAACCATGTTGCAGACTCGTTCTTTGCCTCTGTTTATCCTACTATTACTTCTGGTAAAAACACCAAAGTAATTATTGTATCTACCCCACATGGTATGAATCACTTCTACCGCATGTGGCATGATGCGGAGAAAGGAAAGAATGAATATATTCCAACTGATGTTCACTGGTCAGAAGTTCCAGGAAGAGATGAGGTTTGGAAAGAGACTACAATTGCAAACACTTCAGAACAACAATTCAAGGTTGAGTTTGAATGTGAATTCCTAGGATCTGTTGATACATTGATTGCTCCTAGTAAATTAAGGACGATGGTTTATGATAATCCATTGCAGAGAAGTGCAGGGTTGGATGTTTATGAACCTCCAAAAGAAAATCACGATTATGTAATGACGGTTGACGTTGCTAGAGGAGTAGGAGAAGATTACTCAGCATTTGTTTGTGTAGATATCACAGAATTCCCTCACAGAGTTGTTGCAAAATATAGGAACAATGATATTAAACCAATGTTGTTCCCTAATATAATCTTTGAAGTAGCAAGAAACTACAATAGTGCCTTTATTCTATGTGAAGTCAATGATATTGGAGATCAAGTTGCAAGTATTCTCCAGTATGATCTTGAATACCAAAATCTGTTGATGTGTTCTATGAGAGGTAGAGCAGGTCAGATTGTAGGACAGGGTTTCTCTGGTAAGAAGACGCAACTTGGTGTCAAGATGTCAAAGACTGTCAAGAAGGTTGGGTCACTCAATCTCAAGACATTGATTGAAGAAGATAAACTTATCTTCAATGACTATGAGATTATCTCTGAACTGACAACCTTTATCTCAAAGCATAACTCGTTTGAGGCAGAAGAAGGATGTAATGATGACTTAGCAATGTGTCTGGTTATCTATGCCTGGTTAGTCCAAATGGATTACTTCAAGGAACTGACTGATCAGGACGTAAGAAAGAGGTTATATGAAGAACAGAAAAATCAAATTGAACAGGACATGGCACCATTCGGATTTTTAAATGATGGACTTGATGAAGATAGTTTTGTTGATAGTGATGGAGATAGATGGACAACAGCAGAATATGGGGATAGGTCTTATATGTGGGAGTATAGATAATGGATTTAGATGGTCAAATTAAACTTGGCCACCTTCTACTTCAAGATAGAAAATGTAGAGTTTGTGGTGAAGTAAAAAATTTACTTGAGGGTTTTTATAGAACTCGAAAAGACCGAGGACCAGTTGCATCCTCATATTCTTATGAATGTAAAGACTGCACGATTAAACGAATGGTAGAGAAAAAAAGACAAAAAGATCCTTTTGTAGACTGGGGTTATCCAGATTGGTAGTTCACGTCATGTTTCCCCTATGAAAAGTTACTTTTTAATAAATATTCTTAGATAAACTGAGACTCGGAGAACAAAAACATGGCGACTCCTCAATTATCTCCAGGCGTATTAGTCAGGGAGGTTGATTTAACAGTAGGAAGAGCTGATAATGTACTAGACAATATTGGTGCGATCGCTGGACCATTCAAGATCGGACCAATTGACGATCCAATTGACATTTCTACAGAACAAGAACTTATCAATACCTTTGGTAAGCCTCTTTCAACTGACTCACAATACGAATACTGGATGAGTGCATCATCCTTCCTTTCTTATGGAGGAGTTCTGAAGGTTGTTAGAACAGACGACACCAACCTGAACAATGCTAACGCAGGTGTTGGAATTGGTTCAACAACTTCACTGAAGATTACCAACTACGATGATTACGTTGGTTTCCATACTTCAGACAATAGCTTTACATATGCTGCTAAGAACCCTGGAACCTGGGGCAACGGACTGAAGATTTGCACAATCGACGACTTTGCTGATCAAAGAGTTGGTATTGCAACAACTGGTCTTGCTGATGCTGGTGCAACAATCGGATTCGGTGTAACCGCAACACTCGATAATGCAGTTATTCCTGGAGCTGGAACTACCAGTGGATTTAGTGGATTCCTGAAAGGTATCGTTGTTGGAATGGCAACGGATGTAACTGGCGGCAGTAGCACAGTTGATATTAAGGTTGTTTCTCGTGTTGAAACCGTTGGTGGTGGATCTACAGAAACTGCTGTTACCTATCAAGAGGGTTCTACCTCAAGAGCATTCGGAACAGCTCAAGTTCTTCACTTTGTCAACAATGCTGGTGTTAATAGCACAGGAACTCTGACTGCAACTTATACTCCAACAAGTGCAATTGACTGGTATGAGCAACAAACTCTGGGTCTGACCAACGCAACTACTTTCTGGAAAGCAGTTGCACCAAGACCAGTTTCCAACGTTTATGTAACCGATAGAAACGGTAAGAACGATGGTATTCACGTTGTCGTTGTTGATGACGCAGGATCAGTCACTGGAATTAAGGGCAACATTCTTGAGAAGCACGTTAACCTGTCCAAGGCAGGAGATGCGATCTCTAATGTAAATGCACCTCAGAGAATCTTCTACAAGGATTATCTTGCAGACTTCTCAGACAACATCTATGCTGGTTATAATCCTTCCCAGCAACATGATGCAGAATTTGGTACTACTCCAAGAGCAACTGGATTCTCAACTGATTTCACTCAGATCACAACTGCAGATGGACTCTGGGGACAACCTGCTCAGGATGTTACATTTGCTGGTCTCGGTGCTGTAACTTACA